GCATCTCTTTCAATCTGGAAGATTAGTCCCTTGAACTTCTCAACTGACCATCTACCATTGGAGTCAACGTCTAAGTCGAACTTACCAGCAGATGCAACGTTTGTTTGAGCACCAGATTCAGCAATCTTGTAAACTGTTCTGATAACTTCACGGTTGATTTCAGCAAGGATCTCTGTTGAGAGAATATTTGCCAATTCCGCTTCAGCATTCAGACCGTGGATTGCCTTAAGGTCTTGAGCGAGTTCTAATGAGTACTCAGCTTTTAGTGCACGAGATTTCGCAGTAACTGTTACTTTCTCGATGCTGAAGGCCATTTCGTTGAAATGGTTACTTCCTGTACCGAGTGCTTCAGCGTCCTCAGTATCCATACCCTGTCCAACAGTGTATGCTTTCTGAGTAGATGCAGCATCAGGACTTAGGAGACCTGGATTACCTTCAGTAGCAGAAGTACCTTGAGCGATTGTACCAACACCAACTGCAGCTCCATCTGAACCAGATACATATCCAGCTCCAATTTCTGATGTTGCAGCAGAAGAATCTGTTCCAGAGAATGATGTTAGTGCTTCGTCGAATAACGCTTCGTCACCACCCATAGTGGAGTACTTAGAACGCATTGCGAAGATTAGTCCAGTAGGACCATTCATTGGTTGAACACCAGCAAGGTCATATGCGACCAAGTTTGGCATTGAACGTCTAATAAGACTTATTAGTACTGGGTCGAAACCAGCGACTGTTTGACCAGCAGAGGCAGAGAAACCAGCTGTAGCACCACTAGAACCAGTGGATTGTGTAGGTTGCTCAGACAAGAAGTTTCTTTCTTCTTGAGTTTCTCTTTCTTGGTTTTCTAGCAGGATTGCGGTGACTGCTCTACGATGTGGATCTTTAATTGGATCCATGCCCTCGTAGTCAAGTACGGGTGCCCACTTCTCCTGCAGTTGTTCAGCATTGAACATTTGCATTTGATTTACCTATAAAAGTTTTTTAGTTTGATCTATGATTAAAAAAATCACTTATTCATTCTGCTAAGAACTGACATGTAACTTTCCATCATTGGAGTTACCTTCTGTTCTGTTGCAGTGGCTTGATCTGCCGACTCTGAAATAGTTTCAGCAGTATCTCTTTGAGCACTAGTTGCCTTTGCAGAGAAATAAGACTCTCTAAGAGTAACTAGTTTCTCACGATAAGATTCTTCACTATCAAACTCAACATTTTCAGCTAAAGAAGCGAGTTTTTCCTTTTGGGAAAGTGCAAGACCCTCAGATACATCTGCGAGAATTACATCAGCAACCGATTCTGCCAATCTCTTGTTTAGAGCAACATTCTTTTCGATTTGCTCGTTGAGTTTAGACTCCATTTCATCAAGTTTATCTACCATGCTCTCGATGACATCATATTTTTCTTCAGGGATTGATACATAATGTTCTTCAAAAAGACTCTTCATTCCATTTAAGAATGATTCAGTCATTTCTGTTTTGAGTCCGTTTTCTACTGCAAGTTGGTTTTCCTTCAACCATTCTTCAGCAACGTACTCAAGATAAGAATCAACACGTTCTACAAGTTCTTTCTTAGTAGAAACAAGTTGTTCTTCAAGTTTTACCTTGTTTTCTTCCTCTAGTTGTTCTTTTGCTTCAGCAACCTTAGTCTTGATTGCAGTTTCAAAGATAACTCGTGCTTTTTCTTGGAAATCTTCAGAAAGTTCTTCACCAGCAATAAGTGCATTGAGATCTTCCTCAACATCTACCTTATCTTCGGCAACAACTTCTTCTTCAGTAGCTTCTTCTTCAGCAACTACTTCTTGATTTTCAGTAGTTTCTTCTTCTGATACTACTTCGTCCGTTGTGGTTTCTTCTTCAGACACTATCTCTTCCTCCTTAACGGGTTCTTCAGATACAACCTCTTCAGGTTTTTCTTCCTCTTCTTTAACTCCTTTAGGAGCAGCGTCTCCAGCCTTAGCACCTTTATTAACTACATTCTTGACTTGTGCAAGTGTTGAACCAGGTGTTTTGATTTTATTAGAATCATCATCAGGCTTTGAGTTTTCTGGAGTAGGACCACCGAGATCTTCCCAAGTAGCGGGAGTACCTCCAGTACTTAGTTTTTGCATTGGTTCCGCAGGCTTAGCACCTTTGGTCACCACGTTTTCTTCGATGTTTTCCATGTCTTGTAATTTTTTGCCAACGGACATTTGTTTTTATAGATTTTTAAATAATCTGTATTTATTTATAGAGTTTATAGATTTGAGAGAAAATTTTGGAACAGTCCAAGTTTATGCTCTTCTAATCTTTTTTGATCAACTAACGTATTAATACGCCTTTGGGTCTTCTCAACAAGTTGCTCACGAAGTGAACCTCCTTCCCAAACCCATTCTTTTCCTTCCATAATTCCAGATACAAATGCATCAGGAGCAGAAGGGTCAGCTACAATATCAGCAGCAGTTGCTAACATGAAATCTTCGCCAACATATTTAACACCATGATCTTCTCTTAATGATCCAACACCACGAGATGAAACCCCAAGTGTTACACCCTCACTAATAAGAGATTTTGCAATCTTACCCATAGGTGTTTCAAGAAGTTGTGCTTTACCTACAAAATTTGTTCCTTCAGATTTAAGAGAAACAATTTTATGAGAAACACGATCTAAATTTACAGTTGGACCATCTGGATGCCCCAACTCACCAAGAGCACGACCTTTATTCACAAAAGATTCATTATATCTACCAACCTCACGAGATAAAGTATCCATTGGATATACTCTTCCATTACGGTTTTTAATATCTCCTTGAAGAAATACACCTTCAATGTACATCTTCTTTTTAGTGCCTTTACCTTCAGTGATAAATTTAACGCTGGAGATTTCTTCTGTGATTAATTTCATTGTTCTTAATTTGTATATCCTGCAGCTGAACCTAAAACAGAAGCGTGTGCTGCAAAGATTGCCTCAGTTGATTTTTTCTCAACAATTTCAACAGTATTACCTGGCATTGTAAAAGATCCAATTGTTGTTGATCCTCCAACTGAATCAATAACGGTTACTAATCTTGCAGTACCGCCATTATTGACAAGACGTACTACAGTTGCACTTCCAAATGTGGAAGCACCTGCAGCATCAGTGCCACATGCAGCTTCTGCACCTTTTGTTAAAGTTCTACTTGACATTTTAACCCTCAGTTTCCTGTTCTACTTCAGTTTCAGTACTATTATCAAACATAGAAACAGCAACACTTGATTTTATGCCGTCTATTTTCTCAGATGATTTTGTAAATAATACATCTTTAATTTTATCACTGACATCAGAAGGGGCTGAATCAGTAACCATCAAATCGATAAGTTCTTCCATAAAAATTGATATAGTTATATACGGTTATTTATATTTCAGCTGTTTTAGTATCTTTTCCTAACTGTGCATTAGTAATTCCATCATCAATTTCTGGTTCTAATGGAACTTCACCCATCATTCCATTATCTTGTGGTAATGGTTCTCCAGTTATTGGATCTAGCATTGCGGGATCTGGAATAGTTCCATCTGCAATTTCTTGTTCAATTTTCTCATCAATTTCTACTATTTCAGCATCAGTTTGTCTTAAAATCTTTCTACGAACCCAATCATTAGAGTAGAATTTACCAATATATGGTTCAATTTGTGCAAGAGTTGCAAGTCTACCATCCATTAATTCAGATTCCTTTAATTCGGCAAATTGATTATCATAAATGAAATCATATTGAATATGATCATTAATTTTATCCCAATCCTCAACAGCAATTATATTTTTAAGAAGTAACTGAGTCTTCAACATATCACTAAAGATATTTGAAAATCTCTTTCTTAAACGACCAACAAATTTAGAGAATTTTAATTCATCACGAAGTATTTCTGATGACCTTCCTAAATTAAATCCACCATCATTTGCAATTCTAGATTCAGGAACACCCAATGCTCTATAAAGTTTCTTCTGGAAATACTCAATATCAGCAAGTTCTCCTAAGTTCTGTCCACCTGGAAGTGTTGTGATTTCAGTTCCTCTACCACCTTCTCTTCTAGGTAGCCAGAAATCTTCCATCATAG